CAGTTACATTATTAATGAACATATATAACAATTTAGAATTAAAAAGATTATTTTCTAAAAAGAATTGATATTCATCTATTTTGTTCTTTAAAAACCAAGATTCCTTTAATCGTTGTCCTTCTAATTTATTATTTTTATTTTTTAATTTTTCATTAATAAATTTATTTAATTCTTTGTTTTTCATTAACCAATTAACCTTGCTGAATTTATATTATTTATAATTATACAACAAAATTAGTTAATAACTTTATAAATGGCTCCGAAGAGCCATCTAAAAATTATCCACCAATTATATCAGCGAATGAATTTGTACCTGCATTTGTAAATCTAAGTTGGATAAACTCAGCAACATAAGTAGGTTTAACATATATATCAACAATAAGTTGATTTCTACTAATAATATCAGCAGTATTATTACTTTCATCACAGATAACTAGGAAATCTTGAATACCTCTACCTGCTTGAACAGTAGTAAGATATGGTTTAATCATTGAAACAATTCTATTTCTAGTAAAGTTATCATTAAATTCCATAACTTGGTATTTAGCCATTTTTCCAAGAGCTCTTTCGAGAGTATTGAATAATCCTCTTGTATTTACTCTATCAAAAGAACTTGGTTTATCAAGTAATGTTTTTTGACCCCACATAACAATTCCTTGTCCAGTGAATGAGCAAATTGGATTAATTCCGTTTTTATATAACATATCTCTTTGACCTTGAGTAGGATTAAACGCAAGTTTAATAGCATTTTGAATTTGACCTCTTTCAAGACCTGCAGATGCCCACCATGAAGCTCTATTTGAATTAGTTTGTGCTCTAAGACCACCAATATCACCAGCAATATTTACCCATCTGTATTTGTCATTGTATCTATCGTATTGGTATTTGTAATTTCCACAAGCAACAATAAACATATCATTATAGTCTAATGCTCCATTTTTTCTCCATTCAATAAGATTAGAAACAGCAATAGCAGATTTCTGACCAACTAAATCTGAATGATTTGCACCGATAAATCCAATACAGTCAGCTCTAGTATCAACAAGATTTCTAGCACTAACACCATTATCTAATTCATTAGCAATAACAATATCTATATCAATATCTTCTTTATTTGAGAACAATTCATAAGCAGTTAATAGATCACCTTCTGATATACTTGAATCTGCAGCATATTTAAAAGTTAAAGTTTTTCCAACATAAGTGGAATTTGTGTTATTATACACTAATGTGTAATCTGCAACAGATGCAACAGATGTATTATCTTTAACATAAACATATTTTGATGATGAATTGATTACTGTTTCAATATATGAAGATTTATTATTATAATCTTTAGCTAATGGGTCTAAATCAACTGTAAAAATTTCAACAATTTCTGTTTTATATTTAATTATAACAGCAATTTCTGTATCAGTAGGGGCATATTCAAATAAATCATCAATAACTATACCTTCAAAAGCATATCTTGTTAAATGGTTTGCTCTATTAGCAGCATTTGCTAAGAATGAACTAGTGTTAGCAATACAGATTTGTAAATCATTTGCCCATGTACCAGGATTTCTAGTTACGAATTTCAATTTAGAATTTGCTGCACCTGAGAATGCAAGTTCATCTTCAATTGATTCATAATCAGAGTAATTTTTAACTACTATTAAATCTTTAACATAGTCATAATCATTTGATGTAACATTATTTGGCACATTAACATTATAAGATCCAACTTGAACAGAAGTAGTATATTCAGCATTTGCAGCTTCAATAACACCATTCATAGCATGTGACCATAAATTAACAACATTACCAGAAACATATACAGTACTTACTTCTATGTTAAGTGTAATTTTATTATTAACATAATCAATTGAAACAATTTCATAGAATTTATTATCGGAAGCAAATGAAATCAATTGTCCAACTGTAAAAATTGGATTAACTACTGTACCAACGTTACTTAATTCGACTATTTTATTGTCATTAGTATCACATCCAATATATATACAACCATCTACAACTGTTCCTTTTCCGATAATATTTGCAGCTCTAGAAACTAGTAAACTGTTACCATATTGTAAAAAGTTATATGCTTGGAACCATTGATTATAATTTGTATTAGTAGGTTTACCATAATAATCAATTAAATCATCTACACTTGTAATTAACAAGTATGCATCAACAGGACCTTTTGTGAAATCACCACAAAATACACCAACAGAATTAGATAATGATGGCACAATCGTACTTGCATCAATCTCTGTAACGAACCTTTATGTTCAATTTAGAATCGTTAATTCTAAATCTGAGCTTTTAACTCAACTTTATGTTTCCATAAAGAACAGACTATATCATCATCCTTTTAGGATGTCCACTGCTTCCACTCACTTGAGTGTACTCCATTTCTGGATAGTCGTTGAACCTTCATCTGTTAAAAGATGCTTGGCTGCTGATTGTCATAATATTTCTATCTTAGAGTTCCCAGCAATTCAATGGATTTATTACTTATGCATTACTACATAAGAGCGCATTTCAGTTTTTATTTTTACTTAAGCCATGTTCGTTTACGCCCGGGCTTAACATTTCAGCCATATTTTTCTCCTTTATGAACTTTAGCATTACTTTCCGTGTTCAAAATATACTAGTATATTAAGTACGAAAAAACCAAGTATTTATTTAAGCATTCAAAGACTTAAAATCTGAATGGACAAACCTATTCAGCATTACTCGGGTTCTAATTAGATTTAGCGCTAAATCTTTTTTTAAATTTAGTTTAATGACATCTCGGTCAGCTGTCAATTATTAAAACTCTTCTTTTATATAGAATTTAGCAAATGTTTTATCTTTTGCTTCTTTATCTATATCTTTAAAATTATCATTAATTTCTTCATCAGAATAATTGAATATATCTTTAAGTAAATTTCTAACAGGGAATATTTTACCTTCAAATTCTTTAGCAGCTCCGTATATTTCCATTTGTTTTAATAGATTTTCAAGTTTCATTTTTTCAATAAATTTATTTTCATTAATAAATTCTATTGATATAAAATCTTCTTTTTCATTCCATTCTGATTCTGACATTATTCCACAAGAAATAACCTCTCTTTTTAATATTTCCTTAAATAATGAACTAAATACTTGTCTCAATCTCGAGATAAATATAAAAAATTTCATATCTTCTTTAGATACTCTTGTTGACTCATAGTCGAAATCTTTATCACCATCTGGATTAATATCAATTCTACTTGATGGAATTTTTAAAGCTCTATATAATTTTTTAGCAAAATAAAGAATATCTCCAAGTTCACCTAGATTTCCAGATTCATCAATAGTTTCAACAGTTGTACCTTTACTTCCACTTCTATTACTAAACCAGTAATCTTCAACCATTGATGTGATATGTTGTTGGTTTGAAACTTCACCTGTTTCATTATTATAGAACTTTTTATATTTAAATTTATTTTGATATTCATTCATTACTTCTGCACCACGTTTAGAAGGTAAATCACCAATATCAACATTAAATACTCTTCTTGAAATTGAACGACTAAATCTCATTGGAATTAAAAGATCTTCTAATGTTTTCAAAATATTTGCAGGTTTAATAGCATATTCAAGATATCCGAGATTTACGTTACCATCATATAATCCAAAATCTTCTCTAACAAGTTCTTCAATATTATATGAATTTTGTTGTACTGAATTAAATCCTATTATATTTTTATCTGAATTCATATATTTGTATGAATTATCTTTTATATCAAAATAAAGCATACAAGGCTCTATCATTTTAATAGATGTAATACCCGATTTTGTATTTGATTTTTCATATGCACAGTGCATAATAATTTGTCCATCTACATAACCTCTTTTAACTATTGAGAATAATTGTCTTTTTATATTTAGAAGTTTATTAATCTTTTCAAATTTTTCAGTAATTGCTTCAACTAATTTAGTATTATCTTCATTTATATCAATCTTTAATGGTATTTTATCACCAGTACTAAAAGAAATTTCATTAACTATCTCATCTACTGCATCTGAGATATCCGGTGTCATGGCAAGTTGTCTATATCTCATAATCTTATCTTTTTGTTTGAAAACTACATCGCTAATTTCAGATCTTCCAAATAGACTACTATTATTATCATCAAAAAATGAACCTGTATTAGGATAAAGATCTGAGTTAGTTAAATCAATTAACGTATTCGTTTTACTAACAGTAGAGCTTTCTTTATCTTTTAATTCATTCGGTTGTTTTAGGAATGTTTTTACTATTTCATTTATTTGCATATATGATACCTTTTATAATTTTTATTTTATTTATAAATAATAACAAAGAGGTTATAATGAATTTTAATTTTTCAAAGAATCCAGAATATTCTTTAAATAAATCCATAACCAACGAATTGATAAATTTATATGGAATTTTGACAAAATTTTTAGTAACTAGAAAAATCAATAAAGATGATGTAGTTTTTGGTGATTATACACACTTAAAATCTGATAGTTCTAAAATATATGATATATATATGATGCCAGAAACAAACGAATCATTTGACTCTTCTGGATATAACTTTTCAGATTTTGGATTAGTAAATTTAGATAATATAAATTTATTCATTAGTAGACAATCAATAGAAATAATATATGGTATAGATTTCGATGACACAATAGGTTTAAATGATATATTAGGAAATTTAATTGTTTTACCAAATAATAAAATTATGGAAATTACTAGTATAGAATTGATGATTCCTGGTGTTAATAATTTATTTACTAACAACGATATTAAATCTGCATATAAATTAAGTTGTAAACCATATGCAAATAAATTAATACAAGAATTGGATTCAAATGATATATCAATTCAAGATGAAGTTTCTTATGATACATTAGATAGTTATTTCCAGGAATTATTAGATGTTTCAACTGAACAAGATCATGAGGTTGAAGTTAATGAGTCAGTAACAGTAATTGAGAATGTACTAGGGTTTGATACTAAAATTAAAAAACCTATAGTATCAAAATTTGAAGATGATGTATTTGGAGCTTTTTAATATTAACTGTAAATCACAACAAATGATCTTCAGTTAGTATTATAAATCTTAACCCTCTTTCTTGAGCAAATTTTTTTGCAGCTTCCCATTTTACACAATTAATAGCATAAGTCTGAATTGCTTTCTGATATCTCATTATTGATTTATCAGTAGCTTTTTTAGGTTTCTTTGGCGGAACCGTTTCACCTTTAGACTTAACTTCAACTAAAAACTTATCACCTGTACTAAATTCAATAAAAAAATCAATATAATATCTATGCACTTTACCATCAGTTGGCTTTAAATATTTTACATTAAATGGCTCCAAGCTCCATTTAACTATATGTTTATTATAATCACAATATCTAATTGCTTTTAATTCAAGACTAGATTTGTAATTAACATGTCCATCTTTAAATGACTTCATATGCTCATCAATTGGTTTAATAAATTTTTCTTGGTTTAATATCTTATACCAACCTTGTTTTGCAGTTTCATACATTTTTAATCCGATCTTTTTTAATATTTATAAATAATAGTAAAAACAGGAATATATATGTCAAGAATTAATACAAAAACAGGTTTAATTGCATATGTTAAACAACAACTTGGAGCACCACTAATTAATATTGAAGTTACTGATGAGCAAATTGGACAGATCATTGATGATTCAGTTCAAAAATTTACAGAGTATGCTTATGGAACATTAGAAGGCACTGTTATTGTACAATTAAATGGAAAATCAACTTATACAATGCCAGACACTATGACTAATTTAATAAAATTATCAAAAGGTGGAACAAGTAATATCACTAATTTTGGAGCAAATTTTGGCTCAGGATATGTACCAAATTTATGGTCTGAGCAATTCTTTAGTGGATCATTAACAGGTGATATTATTCCTGGTATTATTGCAGTAAGTACTACTAAAGCAATTTTGGATAAGTATTTTGGTGATGATATTGTATATAATTTTAATCCACATAGAAAAGTTTTACAAGTTTTAGAAAATTATTCAGGTCCTGCTGTATTACATTATCAATATGAATATTTAGCAGATCCACTCGGAGATTTAGTATATAACCACGAATGGGTGAAGGGGTATGTTACTGCGAAAGTTAAGTTTTTATGGGGGAGTATCACTGGTAAATTTGACCAGGCACTAATTGGAGGAGCAAGAATAAATTATGCTGATATGAAAAGTGAAGCTAATGAAGTTAT